GTGTAAGCCGTGCCCGGGCGGGGCTTTCGCCGGGGAGTATACCACGCAACCCCCACAGATTTCCACTACCTCCCACTCTGGTCCCACCTACCACCCACCCCTTGGGCAAAAAAAATCCCCGAGCCTGCGCTCGGGGGCCCCAGGATAGGGCGTAAGCCGGGTTCTGTTTTACGTGTAAGCGAGCATGCTTTGTGTAAGCGAGCATGCTTTGAGTTAGTTGGTTTAAGACCCGGGAAAAGGCGGCAATAGGCGGGAAAAGGCGGTGAGGAACGCGAAAACAGGCGGCGGCGAGGCGGCAAAAAGCGGCGGCACCCGGCAAGGGGGGTGCGTCATGCTTTTGGACAGTAATCGCCGGTCAGTACGATGGTGGCGGGGAAAACTTGCTGTGCAAAGCTTGTTTTTGCGTTCAGAAGCCGCTGATTCGTAGAAGTATAAACTCAGTTGAGTTATGCTTGACTACAGAGTCAGTCATGCTCAAGGACAGTAGAAGAAACGGTCTTCTGGTGCAGTAAAATGCCTCGTGGCTTCACAACTAAATGCGCAAGTTTGATGAGAGTCAAAAGCGGGCTTCTGGAGGGCAAAAGGGGCGTTTATGCATCTTGACGATGCGAACTGTTCGCACCGTGGGCCTTTTTAGGGGGTGGAGTTCGCACCGTTCGCACCGTTCGCACCGTGGCCCGGAGATAGGATTAAGCTCGTCCAGAAGGTGATTATTCACTTGCTGCATATGAGTTCGCAGCGTGACGGTGCGAACTCGCCGAAGATGAGAGCAAAGACCTTTATGCTAATCAAAAACTAATCGGGAGCCGTAAAATATCCCCTCTCTTACTGGCTTCGCTTCCCGCCGTACTCCCTCAGCGCCGCCCTGAAAGCCCGCCGCGCGTACTTTTCCTCCGCCTCATTGCGGCACACCTGCTTGGCAAAGAGCAGGTAGGCGAGGGGCCTGCCCTCTTCCAGGCATCGGAGGGCGAGGTCTTTCAGGCCCTTGTAGAAGAGGTCCTTCTCGTCCATCTGAAGCTCCTGTTTAGGCGAGAACCCCCGGGCCTTTACCCGGGGGTCTTGGCCTGGAGGTAGCGCTTCTCCAACCAGACGGCTTGGCGGGCGAGCTCTAGGAAGGCCTCAAAGTCCTCCGGGGGCTCGCAGTGGAGCCAGTGGCGGATGAGGGCCTGGAGCTGGGCGATGGGCGGGAGGTCGGCGTCCAGGCTCCTCAGGCGGTCGGGAAACCCAAAAGCTCCAGGATCCCGTTCGCCGCCTGGAGGGCGAGGCCGGGCTTCTCCTCCAGGAGGGCCTTCCAGGCCTCGGGCTCCTCGGCGAGCTCGGCGGTGAACTCAATGGCGGCGCTCACCGGGACCCGGGAGATGCGGGCGGTGAGGCGGTTGATCTGGTCCACGGTGGGGCGCTTGAAGCCGAAGCGCCGGCCCCCGTGCTCAAGCGTGTAGAAGGGCTTCTTCTCCATCCCTCACCCCTAGCTGTGTTCCACGCCGCCCAGGACGGTGAACTCCAGCTCCACCGTGACCTTCTCGGTGTCCTGCTCCACGCCGCCGAAGGAGCGCTTGGTGAAGAGGCAGTCCTTGAGGGTGTCGGTGACGGTCGCCGTGCCCTTGTCGTAGGAGACCACGATGTCAAAGGGCTCCAGCTTGAAGACGTTCCCCTCGGGGGCGGCGGCCCGGAGGCGGTCGTACTCCTCGCGGAGGAGGGTGAGCTTCCCCGAGCCCTCCCAGTTCCCCTTGGTGTAGCCCCTGGGCGTGCGCCCCTTGCCGAAGATGGCGTTGACCTTCTCCGAGTCCTCGTAGTCAATGGAGAGGACATCGGCCAGGGGCACGCCCTTCACCTGGATGCTGATGTGCTCCCAGTCATAGTAGCGGCCGTTGATGGGCATGTTTTACCTCCTATGCCCTGGCCTGGGCCAGGAAGGGGTTCTCAAAGCCGATGTCCAGGATGATCTCCCGGAGGTAGCCCAAGGGGACGACCCGCACCTGCAGGAGGAGGGTCCGGGAGGCCAGGATGTCCTGGCCTGGGGGCACCACCACCCGGCCCCGGGCGATCTCCCCCAGGGACTGCATGACCCGGAGAGGGGTGTTGGCCCGGGCGATGAGGCTGGCCAGGGAGGCGTTCAGGTCCGTGGGGTCCACGTGCCACTGCACGAAGTCCAGGAGGGCCTGGCGGACCTGGGTGACCGCCTTGTCCATCACCCTCCGGTTCTGCACGGTGGCGTAATCGCTGGTGGGGGGCGCCGCCATGCGGCCGTCCACCAGGTAGACCCCGTCCCGCCCGATGAGCCGGTAGACGGTGGTGAAGCCGGCCGTGTCCAGGGCCAGGGCGTGGGCGTTGTTGAAGAGGCTCTTCTTGCCGTAGTCCGTCTGCACGAAGGGGGCCACGGCCACCACGCCGGGGAGGGGCCCCAGCTGGACCCAGGCGGGGGAGACGTGGACCCGGTTCTTGGAGATCCGGGCCCCCACCCGGGCGGCCAGGCTCTGGACCTCCAGCCTCCCGCTGAGGGTGTCCACCACCTCCCCCCAGGCGGCCACGATCATGACCCGCTTGGAGGTGAAGTTGGCCTTCTCCGCGAGCCTGGCGTTCACCCAGGCGTCCACGTCGCTGCCCGGCGCGGCGGTCTCGGTGAGGAACCAGATGTAGCGGAACCGGCCCTCCGCCTCCGTGGCCAGGGCGTCCAGGGCGGCCCACATGGCGGCGTCGGTGGGCTGGGCCACCTGGATGTACTCGTAGAGGATGGGGGCGTTGAGGGCCTCCCGCACGGCGGCCTGGACGCTGGAGACGCTGGCCCTGGGGGCGGTGGCCTGGAAGAGGTAGGCCATCCCCGCGGTGTAGGTGCCGGCGCCGAAGTTCAAGGTGAGCCCGGTGCCGGGGAGGTCGTAGCTGGCGGCGGTGACGATCTCGGCGCTCACGGTGTCCCCGCCGTCCAGGCTGTAGGTGAAGGTGGCGGCGCCCACGGCCCCGCCCCGGACGATCCGCACCATGATCTCGTAGGCGTTCAGGGGGCTTCCGCTCACGCTCACGGCGGGGGAGGAGGGGTTCCCGCTGTCGGCGGTGACGCTGCCCGCGATGTCCCCCGCGGCCCGCACCGCGTAGACCTGGCCGCCTCCGTAGGCCAGCTGGTCGGCCACGGCCCGGGCCAGGGGGCCGGTGCCGAGGAGGGTGGGCACCTGGGAGAGGTCGGAGAGGCCCACCACCTGGTTCACGGGCCCCTTGGAGGAGACCCCCACCACCACCCGCTGGCCGTCCCCGCTGGGGGCCACGATGCCCAGGCCCCCGTCCTGGATCTCGGGGTAGACACCCGGAAGTCTAGGCATGCCTCACCTCCCTATTCCTTTGCGGTGGGCCCCTGGAGGAACTCCCTCAGGGCCCGCTCAAACTGGGCCCGGGAGACCCGGGTCCCCACGGCCCAGCCCATCCGCACCCGGAGACCCGCCAGGGCCCAGGGCTCCACCTGGAGGAGCTCGGCGAGCTCCTCCACGGTGGGGTCGGGCTGGGTGATCTCCTTCTCCTTGTCCTCCACTTCCTTGGTCTCCTTGGGCATGTCACACCTCCTCTACGAGCCCTTCCACCTCCACCGCCACGGGCACCCAGTCCACCCCCTCCAGGAGGTAGACCTCCACGGGGATCTCCAGGGCGAGCCCGTTTTCGGGGAGGAGGAAGCCCTCCTCGTCCTGATACGAGAGCGCGACCTCGTCCAGCTTGGCCTGATAGGACCCCCCGGCTTCCAGGGGGGTGTGCCAGAGATAGAGGAGCACCCCCACCAGGAGGCGGTCCAGCTCCTCCTGGCTTCGGGCATAGAGTTCCAGGCGGGCCCGCACGAGCCCGCGATACAGGGTCCGGGTGGTGCGCTCGGGCCCCGCCTGCACCCGGCTCCCGTCCCGCCGCAGGCTCCCCGAGGTGAGGGCGAGGAGGGCGGCGGGCACCGTCCGGTAGGCCTCCTCGCGGCTCCGGCGCACGAGGACCCGGCTCCGGGGAAGCCCGGCGTGGACGCAGGCCTCGGCGAGGTAGGCGAGCACAGGGGCGGTCATCTCCGGGAAAGCCACTCCAGGAGGAGGGCCTCGGCCTCCCGGCGGTCCTCCTCGGTGAGGCCCAGGAACGGCCGGGCGGGGATGCGCACCCGCCTCCCCCGGCCCGCCCTTCCCCCGAACTGGTGGATGGCGGCGTAGACCAGGTTGGTCCCCACGGTGATGGCGTTCCCCACGACCTTCCAGCCGATGGAGGCCCGGAGGCGCCCGGTGCGGATGAGGGGCCGCCGCAGGGCCACGCGCCGCCGGGCCCGGGCGGAGAGGCCTCCCTTGGCGCGGTCCCGGCCCACCTCCCCGAGGAGGGTGGCCGGGGAGAGGGGCGGCCAGGGCCGGCCGTCCGGCCCCCGGCTCTCCTCAAAGCGGCGCTGGGTGCGGGCGTGGACGCCCTCGGCCACCGCCCGCTTCACCGCCTCGGGGACGCCCCCGGAGAGGCGGTGGAGGTGCCGGTGGAGGTCCCGCCAGTCCCCTTTGAGCCGCACGCCCATCAGAAGTCCTCCAGGCTCTCCCGGCTGAAGACCCGCTTGCCCTGGACCTTCGCCCCGCCCAGGGGCCGGGCCGGGGCGGAGGCCGGGGGAAGGGGGAGGCTGGCCTTGCCCACGGCCACGTCCTTGAGGAAGGCCACCGCGTCCCGGTACCGCTGGAGGAGGACCTCGTCGGCGGTGCCGGGTCGGATGCCCCGCCTGAGGGCGAGCCGGTAGACGGCGATGTCCAGCGCCTTGGCCCGCAGCACCTCGGGCAGGGCGGGGAGGGGGAGGGCGTAGCGCTGGGCCAGGTAGCTCTCCACCTCGCCCCAGGCCTCCCTGAGGGCGGCCTGGGCCCGGGCCTCCCCCTCCGGGGTGAGGACCCCCGCCCCCTCCTCGTCCACCAGGTAGAGGAGGGTGTCCAGGGGGAGGGCGTGGCGGAGGTCCTCCAGGGTGATCATCAGGAGCCGGCGCCGGTGGAGCCGTAGGCCAGCTGCCAGCAGAGGTAGCCTACGGCCTTTCTTTCGTAGACCCCGAAGACGTACTCGTTGTGGCGGAAGACGTGGTCGTCCTCGGGGTCGGTCTTGGCCACCCACTCGGGGTCCATGCGCCGCTGCAGGATGAGGGGCTTGATGGGGCGCGAGCCGTCCACCAGGAACCAGTAGCCGGCGTAGCCGTCCACCAGCCACGGGTTGACCACGACCTCGGCCGCCCCGTAGTCGGGGTTGGCCCCCCCGTTCGGCAGGGTCGGGACCCCCACGATCTCCGTGGCGGTGGGGGCCAGGTGGGGGCCCACGATGAGGAGCGGGCGGTCCAGGAAGAAGCCCAGGGGGTAGCCCCGGCTGTCCTGGAGGCTGCGCATCCTGGCCAGGGCCTCCCGGAAGGCCTCCCGGGTGAGGGGGTCGGTGCCGGCGTTCTGGTAGTTCTTCTTGCCCACCCGGTGGGTGCCGAAGAAGTTGGCGCCGTCGGGCCCCTGGGCGCTGAAGCCCTTGAGGAGGAGCTGGGTCACCAGGTAGTCGTCGTGCTGCGCCCAGCGGAAGGCGTACTCGCGGGCGTTGGCGCCCACCTGGTCCAGGAGGTCGTCCTCCACGTCCTTGCGGGCGATGGCGAAGGTCATCTCCCAGTCGGCGTTCTCCAGGTTGATGGTCTTGAGGCTCAGGTTCTGGACCTGGCGCTCCCCCTTCCACTCCCGCATGGTGGGGAAGTCCTCCAGCCAGGTATAGGTGCCCACCCTCCCTTCCGTCCTGGACTCCAGGGCGATCCTGTTCCAGAAGGGGCGGTACTCCTCCCGGGCCTGGAAGACCAGGGCCCGGAGGGAGCGGGAGAGGGCGTCCAGATTCTCCCTGTTGAGCAGCATCACCACACCTCCACCCAGACGTAGCTTCCGTCTAACCCGAGGGCCCGGCCCGCCTTGGAGCGGCCCGTGCCGCCTTTGGCCACGGTGTTGGGCCCGGTGGCGTAGACGTCCTTCCCCACCTCCGTGGGCCCCACCGGGTCGGCGGGGTCGTTCTCAAACCGGAACACCCCGCGCCGCACCAGGACCTCCTTGGCCCCGTCGGCGCCCCCGGTGTTGTCCACGCTCTCCTGGGCCACGCCCAGGGCGATCTTGCCGGTGCCGGGAGCGGCCTCCTCGGCGTAGCCCCCCGAGACCATGACCAGCGCCCCTTGCCGGATGCGGGCATTAGCCCGGACCGGCAGGGCGATCAGGTACTCGTCTAGCCAGCGCTCGGTGTCAAACATACGCTACCCCCACTTCCTCCACGCCTCGTCCTTCACGCCCAAAGCCCGGCGCAGCCGCTCGGCGGGGTCCTCCTCCAGGGGGGCCCTGGGGGCCTCGGCCCGGGGCAGGCTGGTGGGCACCAGCCGGGGCATCCCCTCCAGCGCCTTGCGGGCGGCCTCCAGATCGGCCCGGGCCTGGGCCAGCCAGAACTCCCGCTGGTGGGGCAGGATGCGCCCCTCCTCCAGGGCGGCCCGCACCAGGGCTTGGGCCTTCTCCTCCCGGGTCTCGGCCCTAAGGGCCTCCAGCTCCGCCCGGGTCCTCTCCAGCTCCGCCAAGGCGTCCTGGGCCGCCAGGAGCCTGAGGAGCTTGGCCTTCAGCTCCGTCTCGTCCTCGGCCCCCAGGCCCACCTCCAGGACCACCCGGCCCACCCGGGCCTCGGCCAGGGTCCTCTCCAGGGCCTGGAAGGCCTCGTCCTCCGTGGCCTGGGGCGGGAGCCCCAGGGCCTGCCTGAGCTTCTCCAGCATGTCCGCCTCCGCTTCTATGCGCTTTTGCATCCGGATGCCGGGGTTGTTGGTGAGGGCGAAGGAGTGGTAGCCCAACACCCGACACCTGCCCAGCTCGTCGGGCCGGGGGTCGTAGTAGAAGACGGGGCTCACGTAGGCGTACTCCCCCCGGCTCACCCTCTCCCGTCCCGTCTCCGACCACTCCACCAGGCCGTAGACGAAGCCGTCATCCCCCACCTCCAGCCCGGTGATGAAGCCCGCCGCCGGGGCCTCCTGGCCCTGGCCCTCCTCCACCCGCACCGTTTGGTGGTGGAAGTCCAAGACCCAGGGCACGCCCCGCTCGGCCAGGTCCCGCAGGGCCGCCTGCAGGCTTTCCTCGTCGTAAAGGAAGACGGTGCCGTTCCCCACGAACTCCCCGAAGGGGTGGAGGGGGATGCGGCTAGGCGCCTCGGCCAAGGCGGCGCGCAGCGTGCCGGAAAAGGTCGGGGTGGAGGTATCGGTATTCTTGGGGAAGCCGGTCAAACTCGGCATAGGGCCTCCTCAGGACCACGCCCCAGTAGGCTCGGTTCTCCAGCCTGGCCGTCTCCGGGGAGAGGGGCCACCGGGGGGCTTCAGGCCCCGGCGGGGGCGCTTTGAGGGCCCGCGCCTTTGCGAAAGGTGCCGTCCCGGTTGAAGACGCTCACGACCGCGTCAATGGCCCAGCCCACCACCGGGTCCGGGAGCCAGGCGGGCCAGAAGCCGATGATGGAGACCACCAGCTCCTTCACCCGCTTCAGGGCCTCCTCCTTTTTCTGGATGCCTGGGACCCCGTCCATGAGGTCCTCCACCACCAGGACCGCGAGGGCGGTGGCGGCGAAGACGATCCGCAGGGCTTTCAGCAAGCTTCCCTCCGGTGGGGGTAAAAGATTTACCCCCTGGGTTTCCCCAGGGGGCACTTACCCAACCTTAGCTCTAAGGTACCACGGGGGGTGGGGGGGTGTCAACCTGGGGGGCGTTCAGGCTGGAAGGCCCTACCGGATAGGCGGTCCAGTGTCAAGGGAAAAGACCTTGGGTAGGTGTTTTCAGGACTTTACCCACATCTCCGTTTCGTGGTAAATCTCCCCTTGCGGGCGCAGCCCGTATCTGGTACCGGGGGTGATCCATGGACATGCTCAAGGTGGCCGAGGCCAGGCTCCAGGAGTTCACGGG